TGAAGAAGCTTGCTGGGATGGATATGAAAAACAAGGCATGAAAAAGAAAGGGAATAGAATGGTCCCTAACTGTGTTAGAGTGAGTGAAGCCAAAAAGAAAGCTAAGGTTAATCCTGCGTATCTTACAAAAGATGCTTCAGCAATGAAGAAAGAGATAGATAGAGTAAAGAAGTTAAAGTCAGATGATCCTTCTGCTTATGGTAAATGGGATGCTGACTATGCTGATAAAGGAAAGACAAAGAAGTATAAGACTAAGAAAAGCGCTGCTACTTCTGCTTATGAAAAAAGGTTTGGTAAAAAAGAAAAGTAATGAAGCTTCACGAATTACTACAACAGTTATTTGAAGAAAGGCTTAAGTTCTATCATTCTAATGCGCCAGACGCAAAAGGTAAGTTTAAGAAGTTGAGTGCAGAGAAGTTGGCTAACTGGTTGATAAAGACCAGAAAAGGTAACATGAGTAAAATAACAGGCTCATTGAATCAACAAGCTAACTTTAATAAGAAAGATGATCCTACTTACGCTAGAAAGATGGATAGAACTCGTGAAATTGTAAAGCGTAAACTAGATAAAAAGAAGAAAAAATGATCAAGAGTTTAGATATATTAAAGCAAATACTTATCCTTGAGTATGATCAAGAAGTAGAAAAAGCCTTGGCAAATAAGGCTAAAGCTACTGGTATATCTAAGTCAATACTTAAAAGCGTATATGCTAAAGGTCTTGCAGCTTGGAAAACAGGCCACCGTCCAGGAGTTGGTCAACATCAATGGGCAATGGGCCGAGTAAACTCATTTGTAACTGGTAAAGGTGGAGCTAGAAAGGTAGACGCTAAGTTGTGGAAAAGAGCAAAAAAATCTAAAAACAAATAATAATGAACAGCATTTCATTTTTTAAAGCACTTCTCATGAAAGAAATGAGCGAAGAGCTTACCGGCGGACAAAAAAAGCTTGATGTAGCTGAACCAAAAGGTAAAATTACAGGCGCAGACTTTGCCGCACTCCGTGCTAAAAAAGATGTAAAGAAAGAAGATTCTCAATTGGAAGAAAAAGTTGATATGGATCAACTATCATTCGAGTTAAGTAGATTAAAAAAAGAAAATCCTGGAAAGAAAATATCGTATATATTTAAACAAGACTCTCCAAAAGGATATGTATTTTTTATAGATGGTAAATTAGTTAAAGAAGGAGAAGATCACGAAGTTTCTATGGCTAACAACAGTCTTGAGTCTATTATCAAGAGTGCTATGGAACTCAAAATGAAATTAGGCGGTAATGAGCGTGATATCCCAGGTTGGATTCAAGATCATATTACTAATGCTGAGAACTATATCGATCAAGCTTCACAAGGCTTTCATGAGCTTCATGGTGGTGAACACGATATGGATGAACTTCCAGATGGAACAGAAGAATTACCTGCAGGAGATGAAGAAGATGCACAAATGACACTTCAAAGTATGATGGAAGATCTTCTTGAGGCAAAGAAAAAGCCATCAGCTGGTTTATCAAAGAAGCAAAAGTCTTCAATTGTAAAGAAAGCTAAGGCTGGTAAAGATATGGGAAAGAAAGGAAAAGGATTTGAAAAGATTGTAAAAGCTGCTAAAAAGAGTGGGGCAGATAATCCTGAAGCAGTTGCTGGTGCAGCGTTCTGGAAAGGTCAAGCAAAAAAAGCAAAATAAATTATGCCTGTGTCACAACACGATATACTAAAGACTATACTCTTAAATGAGTTAGATAGGATGGAACCTGAACAATCTACGTTTGAGGATGATCCTATGCAATTTATATTAAGAAAGTATGCTGGACTTAAGAAGACTCTTGAGTACTTAATGACTCCTTCATTTGAAGAGTATATTACTGGTATATATGTAGTGGCTCCTAAACCAACTACATTTAAGATTGTACTTCACAATGGTGAATACTTCTTTTTACAGTTCATGGGAAAAGCTTATGAAGCAACTGTACAGGGCAAGAAGTACTACTTAATGTCAATTGGTGAGAAAGAAAGGTGCATGGTTGCTATATCAAGGTTATTAAGGAATGGTAATCCTTTAAAGACTAAAGGTCCAGAAGGAGCAGAGCAAGGAACTAGAGATGCTGAAGGACCGGCTGAAGAAGCAGGACCAACACCACCAGCAGAAACATCAGCACCAGAAGAAGGTGGAGGAGAAGAGTTAACAGAGGCTAGAATATTAGAACAAATTTTAAAGGAAGCAGAAACAGGAGAGGCCGTACTTTTTGAATCTGCATTAGTATATGCTTGGTATAAAGTAAATGGACTTCCTGTACCAGAAGGTGCAATACTTCCTGATGAATTAAAAAAGTTGAAGTCAAATAAAAAAATGATAGCTAAAGCTGAAGAAGCTATAGTTAAATTAGGACTTCAAAAAGGAAAATCAGCTAGAGCTACTGGTCGTACTGGAGAAAAAGCACAGCTTACAGAATTTTGGAAAAGCCAAGGAGCTTCTAATATAACTCCTAAGACTGATGTTATTTTAGGAAATAAAAAAATATCTGTAAAAGTAGGAAATTCACAATTAATGTCAGGTGGTAAAAATGAATCTACCGCTACTTTTTATGCAGCAGCTAAAAAAGTTCCTGGTATTTTAAATTCTAAAGAAGCTAAAGCTGTATTAGATACGTTTGATAAATTTGTAGAAGTAGGATATACAAAGTCAGGTGGAGTTGAAGCTGGTTTAAAATCTGGAAAAGATAAAGTATTAATTGCAGGAGATAAAGCGCATAAAGAAATGTCTAGTAAACTAGAAGATCTTTTTAATAAAAGTCCTGAATTTAAAATTGCTTTTGCTCAAGAAGCTATGTCTGGATATGAAAAGTTTAGTCCTAATAGCCCAGCAGCAGCGGATTATGTTTTATCTGTAAATACAGACTTATCTAATTCTAAACTTCATTCTACTCAAGATAGAGCATATGCTAGTAAAATAGCAGATCAAATGAAGTTAACTGTAAGATTCAAATCATCTTCTGAAAAATTAAAAGGCGAAAAAACTGGTAGATATAGATTCTGGAGTGTTGTTTCTCTAATATCCGATCCTACGAAATTAAAAGAAGGAATAATAGATACCTTAAAGTCATATGTCTACAAGATACGAGACTATATTGATAATAGTATATATTCTTTAACTAAATTTATACTTGGAGATACAGTACAAGATAGTGATATTAAGTTTGATAATACTATAGATTTTAGTTAGTTTATTTCAACTATTTGTTGTATATTTAAGGCAAACTAATTATATGCCTAAAAAAGACTCTGTTTATAGAACAATTCGTACCATTGAAGGTGCAATCTTACACCTCTATGAGGATGAAAAAGGTATCACAAAACCGCATTGTGTAACTGGCCCTGCCATATTATATTCCAAAGGTGAATCAAAGCCAGATGAATACTACATATATGGAGTAAAGTACAATTATGATAAATGGCTAGAACTATCTAGACCTCTTAGAAAAGCCGAACCCAAAGAAGATTTACAAGACTAGTAAATATTTATAAGTAAATTGACGAACTATGTCATTTAACTTAGAAAAGTATTTAACCGAGAACAATCTCACTATCATCTCTAAGATCAGAGAGGTAGATGAAGATGAATTAGAGCCATCAGCAGCAGATATGAAAAGTTCTGAGAAGGACTTTAGGAACATCGACAAAAAGAAAAAAGAGTACGCTGATCTGCAATCTAAAGTAAAAGCTATCATTGCAAAACACACAGAAAGAGGGCCTGATGGTAATCTTAAACTGAAAGATATCGCTTCTTATAAAAGAGAAGTAGGTAATATGCCCGATAGACTTAAACTTTTGAAAAAGCAGATAGATCAAGTTGAAAATCCTAAATTAAACTCAGATGAAGAAGATATTTAGTATTGGCCTAATTATACTCTTAGCGTTATTAGCTGTTTGGTATACGTTCATTTATAACCCAGGTAAGTTTGACACTAAACCTTTTGAGGCTAAGATTGATTCACTTCAGTATCAAGTTGACTCACTACATGAAGATAATTACAAACTAGAAACTTTTATTTCTGTTTTAGAAGGAGATAACTTATATTTAGTAGAGAAAACAGGAAAGCTTCAAGATAAGATTGGTAGTTTGAAAGATAATTTGGAGGATGCTAAAGACGCTTTAAAGTATACTCCTACTCAAGTAGACAGTTTCTTTGTGGTTAAATATAGCAATGAGTATGCTAAAAAGTCTGAAGATACGACTCACCTACCACTAGAAGTAAGTAAAGCTATTGTGGTGAATCTTAAAGAAGGCGAAGTAAATGAAAAGATAGTTGCTACACAAGATAGTGTTATTGTAACTATGGACTCTTCATTAAAGAATAGAGCTGAGGTGATTGCTAAATTAAGAGAGAAAGAAGTTAACTACACATCTATCATTGATAAGAAAGTACAGCAAGAAGAGTTGTATAAGGTACAAGTTAACGGATTAAAACAAGATATAAAAAAGCAAGAAAGAAGACTTAAGTGGAATAGGATACAAAAGGTTGTATTAGGTGCCGCAATAATAGGTCTCATCATAAAATAAAATGTCTGACGCACAAAACAATATAAAAGAAAGAATAAAGGAGGAGTTTGTAAAGTGCGCCACGGATCCAGTATACTTCATGAAGAAGTACTATATGATCCAGCACCCTCAAAGAGGTCGACAAATGTTCGACCTTTATCCATTTCAAGAGAAGGTACTGCGTTTATTTCAAAAGCATGACTATTCTATAATCAATAAGTCAAGACAGCTAGGTATCTCTACACTTGTGTCTGCTTATTCATTATGGTTAATGTTGTTTAATAAGGATAAAAATATCCTTGTTATTGCAACTAAGCAAGACACTGCTAAGAACATGGTAACAAAAGTAAGGTTTGCTTACCAAAATTTACCGACTTGGTTGAAGATAGGAACATCAGAAGATAATAGGCTAAGTCTTAGATTAGCTAATGGTTCACAAGTTAAAGCTGTTTCAGCGGCTGGTGATGCTGGTCGTTCTGAATCTGTGTCTTTGTTGGTGATTGATGAGGCAGCGTTCATTGATAATATTGAAACAATCTTTACAGCAGCTCAACAAACCTTGGCAACTGGTGGTGGTTGTGTGGCATTGTCTACTCCTAATGGTGTTGGTAACTGGTTCCATAAAAGTTATTTAGCAGCGCAAAATCAAGAGAATAGATTTTTACCTATTTCTCTTCCATGGACAGTACATCCTGAACGTAATCAAGACTGGCGTGATGAACAAGATAAGATTCTAGGTAAACGTAATGCCGCTCAAGAGTGCGACTGTGACTTTGCAACATCTGGTAATACAGTTATAGAACCAGACATATTAAGTTGGTATGAACAGAATATGCTTTCAGAACCAATAGAGAGGCGTGGTTTAGACAAGGCATTGTGGATATGGGAATATCCCGATCCAATGAAATACTATGCTGTCATTGCCGACGTAGCGCGTGGTGATGGTAGTGACTACTCTGCTTTCCATGTAATTGATATAGAATCCATAACGCAGGTAGCTGAATATAAAGCACAAGTAGATACAAGAGACTACGCAAATACTCTACTTAGTATAGCTTCAGAATATAATAATGCTCTTCTTGTACCAGAGAATGCCAACATTGGTTGGGATGTTGTTCAAACTATAGTTGAGAGAGGTTATAACAACCTTCATTATAGTTATAAGCAGGATCAGAATATGGACTTTACTAAATATGTAGATAAGTATAATAGAGCCGATGGGCTTGTTCCTGGCTTTAGTACTACTGAAAAGACTAGACCATTAGCTGTTGAGAAGATGAGAGATGTTATCGAGAACAAGATAGCTAATATAAAGTCTATCAGGCTTTTAGAAGAGCTAAGAGTGTTTATATGGAAGAATGGTAAGGCTCAAGCTATGCAGAGTTATAATGACGATTTAGTTATGGCTTTTGCTATTGCTATGTATTTAAGAGAAACTAGTCTTAGGTATAGAAAGAATGCAGAGAACTTAACGTATGCTGCATTGAATGGCTTTACTAGGACTCAAGATAATAGTATCACTTATAATGCAAACAATCAATATAATCAAAACCCTTGGTTTATGAATTATAATACACCTCAAGGAGAGGTTAATCAGGATTTAACTTGGCTTTTATAAAATAAAAATATGGCAGAACAACAAAGACAAAATAACCTATTCTCTACATTAAGACGTTTGTTTTCTACAGACGTAATTATTCGTAATGAAGGTGGAGATATGTTAAAAGTAATCGACACAGATACTATTCAAAGGTCTGGTGTGATTCAAACTAACTCATTAGTAGACAGATTTAATAAGGTATACACCACATCTACAGCTTATGGTGTTAACTTAAACTTATCACAGAACTATCAATCTGCAAGGGTACAAATCTATGCGGATTATGATGCTATGGATACTGATGCTATTTGTTGTTCAGCATTAGACATTATAGCAGATGAATGTACACTTAAAAACGAACAAGGTGAAGTATTACAAATTAGATCTTCTGACGAGAATATTCAGAAGCTCCTCTACAACTTATTTTATTCTGTACTTAATATTGAATTTAATCTTTGGTCTTGGGTTAGGAATATGGCTAAGTATGGAGACTTCTACCTCAAACTAGAGATAGCAGAAAAGTACGGAGTTTATAACGTTATTCCATTCTCAGCTTATAATATCATCAGAGAAGAAGGATACAATGCAGACAATCCTCAAGAGGTTAGGTTTAAATATGATCCAAATGCTACATTAGCTTCGTCTAGTGGTTATAGCCGCCAACAAAATAATGACACAGGTATTTGGTTCGATAACTATGAGATGGCACATTTTCGTTTAACTGGTGATGTTAACTATCTTCCATATGGTAGATCATACCTTGAACCAGCTCGTAAACTATTTAAGCAGTATACACTCATTGAAGATGCGATGTTGATTCATCGTATTGTTAGAGCTCCTGAACGTAGGATCTTCTATGTAAATGTGGGAGCTATTCCTCCAGGTGAGGTTGATAACTACATGCAAAGGATGATTCAGAAGATGAAGAAGACTCCTTTGATTGATCCTACTACAGGTAATTATAATCTTAAATATAATCAACAAAACCTTCTAGAAGACTTCTTTATTCCTATGAGAGGTAATGATCAATCTACTAGGATTGATACAGCAAAGGGTCTCGAATATAATGGTATTGAAGACGTTGCTTACTTCCGTGAGAAGCTTTTTGCAGCCCTTAAGATACCTAAAGCTTTCATGGGTTATGAAAAAGACTTGACAGGTAAAGCTACACTTGCAGCTGAAGACATCAGGTTTGCAAGAACTATTGAGAGACTTCAAAGGATTATTATTAGTGAATTAACTAAAATAGCTTTAGTACATTTATATGCCCATGGATACACTAACGAATCAGCAGCAAACTTTACGTTATCTCTTACTAATCCATCTATTATCTACGACCAAGAAAGAATCGCTCTCTTCAAAGAAAAAATAGACCTTGCTAAGCAAGCAATGGAAGGATCCTTGTTACCAAGAGACTTTATCTATGACAAGATATTCCACTTCTCTGAAGATCAATATGCTGAGCTAGAAGATATGATTGTAGAGGATAAGAAGCGTGAGTTTAGATATGCACAGATACAAGAAGAAGGAAATGATCCTGCTGAATCAGGCCAAGCATATGGCACGCCACACCAGATAGCAAGTTTGTATGGTGGTAAAGAAGACTCTGTATTAAACGTACCGCAAGGTTATGACGAAAAGCAGGTTGGACCAGGCCGCCCTAAAACACAAACTTCTATTATTTCAACTGACGGTTCTGCATTTGGACGCGATCCATTAGGAGCGGCTGCATATAGTAAAGACGCTGAAACTGGTGAGAATAATATGAGGCCTAATTATAAAGGAGGCAGCCCACTAGCTCTTGAATCTACTATGGCAGAGTATCTTAAGAACAAGCAATACTTAGATAAAATGTTTGGTAGTAAAAAGGGCAGAAAGGTTAATTTGTTCGAGGAGTCAGATCTTTTAAGTGAAGATAACATTAAAGAAGATTTAGATTAATATATTGATATTTATTATTAGTCGACTTGTAAAAAATTATGGCAATTAAACACAGCAAATATCGCAATACCGGTATTTTATTTGAACTGTTAGTTAGACAAACGACATCTGATCTACTTAACAATCAAGATTCAAAGGCGGTTAAAATCCTGAAAAAGTATTTTACAAATACGGAGTTAGGAAAAGAATATAGTCTTTATAGTACATTTTCAGCTAGCCCTAAATTATCTGAGGCTAAAGCAGAGATTCTAATTTCAACTATTATTGAGCAGTATAAGAAGCTAGACTACCAAAAGGTGACTAAGTTGAAATATAATTTGATCAAAGAGATCAAAAAGACTTACGATTTAGATAACTTCTTTAAGGCCAAAGTAGATAATTATAAGCCTTTTGCTTCTATTTACACTATATTTGAGAGCCAGAATACCCAATCTGTTGATACAAAACAGCTTATTCTAAATAAGATCAATCTTCTTGAGCATCTTACAGAAACTCCTGCTGGAAACACTAAGGCTCCAAAGTCTATAGTAGAAGAGTTCATGAAAGAGGATAAAGAGATTCGTCTTCTAGCTTACAAAATATTGGTTGAGAAGTTTAACAACAAATATCAAGGCATGTCTGAAAGACAAAAAGATGTGTTAAAAGAATATATTACAAACATCTCAGACACAAAGAACCTTAAGCTTTATCTTAATAATCAAATTGATCAAATTAAGACAGAGCTAACTGAACTAAAAAATACTACAAATGATGCCATCATCAAGATTAAACTTGAAGAGGTAATCAAATTTGTAATGCCAATAAAAGAAAATCAATCTATCAAAGACGAGGTTATAACTGGAATTCTACAATATTTCGATCTAATCGAAGAGCTTAAAAAAGGATAATAGTGAATAAGAAGTTCAACAACCAGTTTGCTACACAGAAGCTTCGTCAAGAGACTAGCGCTACCAATTTTGGAGGGGCTACCTTTACTCCTGGCACAGGTGAGCAAATGGCTACTAACAAAGCCTTCAAAAAGAAAGAGAAGAAGGAAGTAAAAG